TGGCGATCCTCCAAATAAAAAAGTTAAGTTCTAACGATTTCGTTCAGAGGTGGCCATCAGAGGATGCTTCAGGAGGTTGCCGCTATGCGGGGTCCGTTCACAAATAGACGGGGTCTGTCTGTAATCTATTGATAGTTTAGAACACATTGTGGATAAGTTGCAAATGCGCCGCTCTTTCGCCTATGGCGCGGCTACCAACATGGTAGGGAACACCCGCTTCGATAGCAGGAAAACCTTGGCTTGATGTTTATTCACAGGCTATTGCTTCCATGCGCGCGGCATCTTGCTGCCATGACGATAACAAGGCCTGTACGCTGCCTGCATTCCGAACACCCACGGACCTCACGGATTGATCAGACGGTTTTCTTCTTACGGCGATTTGCCCTCATTGCGACCATTTGCCGATGAGAGCCGTGCTTTTGTCCTGGCGTTTTCTTGCCTGATGAGTAGTTGCGTTTATATGCGGTGGTGGGCATGGCTTGGCTCCCTGGGTTGTTTGTTACCTTTCCAAACAAGCGCCGTACTCTCCAGTGCTATCGACAGTGCGCACGCTTATCTCGACATCACCGTTGATAAGGTCGTGAGTTACATTGGTTACCATTTCAGCACAAAACCCATCTCTTACTACAACCCACTCCCCAACTCTAGGGATCTCGTTAATCTCTCCATCAAATATGCATTTAGGCCTGCACTTAGCCATGTTATTCATTGATGCTGTATTTAGGCTTGTCCATACTTTTGCTTTCATTTCTATGCTCCCGACGTATGTACCATGTATTTTCTTTTAGCTGAGTGAGAATAGTGAAACTAACAGAAGACCGACAGTAGAGACAGCCAAGGCGATCATGGCAGATCCTGCCAACCATAGAACCGCCTTGACCAGGGTCATTGTGCCATCGCATCCTTGGCATCGGTCAGCTCGCGCCACCGCGCCTGAGCCGAATCGTCCTTCCAGTATCGATCATCCTGGTTCTTCATCCATTCGTTAAGCGTGGCGAGCTCATTCTTGATGGCTCCAGAAGGATCTGGGTTGTTTCCAACCACGGTCGCCGCCGGGTTGGTCTTGCGGCTCATGTCGGCCAGGAACATCACCATCTCTGGCGAGTTCATTAACGCAGTGCCGTCTGCCATTCTGGCATTGGTGAATTCTTCCCGAACGCTTTCAGGAATCTGGTTGACGATAGCCGCCAGAGCATTCTTGTTGCCGTGGTAGTCCGGGCCCCATTCTTCCTTCAGAGCCTCAATCGCTGAGCCACGATCGGTGTTGTCCTGCTCCTCAAGCTGAGCCATCTCTGCTTCGCGCATAGTGTAGAACGCATTCAGTCCGGCAGTGATCTGGCCCTGGCTGGCGTTTTCACCGTGCATCGCCTCAAGGTAGCCGTCGACCATAGCCTTGTCGTCTTCACCGATAACCAGGCCATCAGACAGAGTCATGTCGTATTCGCCAAAGGTCTTCGGAATGCCGTTCTGCTCCCGGTACTCGGACAGCTGCTCGTCGGTAGCGTTTTCCGGCAGCGCTGTCGACCGAGTTGTGCGGAGTTGATCCTGCGCTTCTAGGCCAGCTTTGATGAAATCGTTTTGAGTTGAGTACCGACCAAGACGCTTAAGCATCTTGTCATCGTCACCGGCAAAGTCTTTGCGCCAATCATCAGCAGCAGGCGGGTCGCTCGGAGGCGGGTCGGCAGGTGGATCTGATGGTGGATCACTAGGAGGTGGATCAGAAGGAGGCGGATCACTCGGTGGATTTGGATCCAAATTGGGATCAGTGCCTGGGTCGTCCAATACAGTTGCGGTCATTTAAGTTTCCCCATTTTTACTTTGGTAAGTTTGACGATCTCCATGCCAGCATGACGCTTGCCGAGCGCGAAGACTGTGTCGCGTTCGCTGTCAGGCCGATATGGCTCGTCGTAGGTTGAACAAACATCTTCGATAATGAATTTCAGAACCATCTGTTGCTGCCCCTCAGTTGCCTTGCCATGCATCAGAGCCTGTATAGCGGCCACATGCTTGTCTTCGTACTTGGTTGGCAGTAACGGGCTTCCCTTCGCCAGCTTAGGCATTATGCTGCGCCCTCAGCTTGAGTTGCCATCATAGCCATTTCTTTGACCTGCTCAAGCGCCTTGGCCTGGTCGGCATCCTTCTCAGGAACAATCCAGGTAGACGGCACGCCTACACCAGCGAGCGCTTCACGGAACGCGGTAGAAACATCGACATCCTGAATGGTGCCGGGGTCCATCTCGGACGCCGCCGCCAGCATGTCAGAGAGTTGAGCAAACAACTGACCTTTCTGCTTGTCGTCGGCCTTGCTGATCGGTGATTCAAACTGGAATTCAATCGATTCACCTTTGAGCTCACGGGGGATGTCGAAGTCAGATCCAAAGTCGCCGTTGCGCCTCATTAGGTCGAATGTGATATCGCAAAGCTGACCGTTGTACTCCTGCTCCATCGGCTCAAAAAGAGGCAGCGTCTGACGAACAAGCTCTTGCATCCGCTCGCTGACCTCGTAGGCGGTCATCTGCCGAACATCAGGCAGGTTCATCTTGTTCAAGTAGAAGGCTTCGGCAATCTGCTTGCGGATGTCCTCCTGCATGTTGAAGCCGATCGGCATGCCGCCTGAGTTTTGCGACATCGGCCGCAATACCTCGCCCAGGCGCTCATCGTATTCAGCATCGACCCAGGTAATGCCGCCGGCATAGACCTGAACATCAGATCGGATCATACCCTCAACGCCAACCAGAGGCGGATTGGTGAACTTCTCGCCAGCCTCAAGCAGCGTATTGGTCATCGCCTGGATCAGCCGGGCATCAGGCAGGGCTGCAACAGTCGCTGGTGAATAGGCGTACTGTGAGCCGCTGATGGTCTGCCAGCGAGGAATGACGTACATCTTGTTGTAGAGGCCTTTCTGCTCAAGGATGTTCTGGTCGGCGATCTCAATGAAGGTGCTAACCCACGGCATATCACCGTACTGGCCATCGCTGTGATCAGAAGCCGGCGATACGACGTGATAGCATTCGATCTTTTCGAACGGCGTCTTGCTTGCGATCTCTCGGGTCTTTTGGGAAACCTTATCAGGGAACATCTTAACCAGGTCGACAGCCTGTGGCTTCCACTTCCGAGCAATATTGCTGATCTGCCCTTGCTCATCCTCATGCCAAGCAACGTCTCGAAGGTGCCAGCACCGGTACAGCAGTCCGTCTCGATACTTGTTCATCTCAACCGACAGCACTGCCTGGCCGAAAGCAACGAAGTCACCATCGCCCTCTTTGGCAGCCTTATTGAACCCAGCCGAGCGGGCATACATCGCTTTACGCTGGATATCGGTTGTACGCTCCATCCATCGCCGAGCCTGGTTGCTTGGCTCTTGGTGGCCGCCGGTACTTAGGCTGAACCACTTGTCGCGCCGAAGCATTGACGACATGATTCCCATCAACTCACGATGGGCGAGAAGTGGATAGGAAGATAGGAGATTGGCCGCGAACTCTTCGCCAAGGTTTCGTTGCCGGGTAAAGTCTGCGCGGATCACATAGAAATTTTCTGAGATTGTCTGCCAGAGAGACAGCAGCGGGAACCGACCATCAAACATCGCCCCAGCTTGGCGGATGATGTCTTTAGCATCAGAATCCATACTAGCCCCCTGTGGTGGTACGGCCGCCGCCGATGCTATTGCCGAGCTTCTTGGCACCGGTCAATACGGTACTCGCTCGACCAGTGCCTCTACGGCCTGCCTGTCGCTTTCGAGCTGCTGCCAGTGCCTGCTCATCGGCAATAGGCATAACTTTGGCTTCTGGTATCTCAGGAATATCAGGAACACCAAGACCAAGGGCGCCCATAATCGGTTTGGTAATCTTTTCCACTTTCTTCATCGGCCGCGCCCTCTTCTAACAGTATTACGCCCGCGACCCATGATCACAGACGGCTTTCGATTTGCGGCCGATTGTTTCCAGCCTCCCTGTATGTTAGCGCCTTTCGTGCCTTTGTACCATGCCATGGCCACGCCGTCGCCTTCGTCGGTTGATCGGCCAATACGCGCAACAAGATCCTTTTTTGTCTCAAGTATGATCTTCGTCATGTCGTCTGGATTGCTATGCCACCGGATAGAGCAAAGATCGACATATAGGGTCTGGCTTGGCGGTAGTGCTATCTGAGCACCGCCGGGCTGAGATGGGTCCAGCGCTTCATACAGGCGCCAATAGGCTTCACCACGAACATTCTTAAAGCCCATATTGCTGTGCTTGGCTCTGCCTGTTGTGGCTTGAGATCCCTTGTATTTGTAGATCTTAGGCTTGTCGACGTTCTGAGACAGCTGCTCATAGGTTGCGCCGCCGTACCCACCGCCCATATCGAGCGACACAGTGCAATCATCTCGCCTTATTTTCATTATCTCGCCAGCGACATCACTACCAAGCGGAGTCTTCACGCCGGGGATTATCGTTGCTTCAGCAAACCACCAATCATATCGAGGCTGGATAACAGTGTTGTCTGCCCCGCCTTGGGCTATATCCACCCCCATGGCACACATCGGTATGCCTTCAGGGAATTGTGGCTTCCAGCGATCCTGAGCAGCCTTAATCCACTCGCTTGGAATCAGCTGCAGATCATGGTCTTCCCTGGTCGCTGCAAAGTCACCATCGCGGATGGCATTACGAAGATGCGGCGGCAGAGCGTCCTGCTGCGCCTTGTACTGCTTATCGCGCATCAGGAAGGGGTTGTCTTTGAGTTTGGACGGTATGAACGTACGCGACAGCGCGGTAAGGGCTGACTCATCATCAGAGGGGATGAGCTGGCCATCCTCGGTTAGCAGGTAATCACCAGCTCGAGGCACCTCGTAATCATCACCGGCATCGGTAACGAACCAACGCAGCTCGCCAGGTGTCGCCGGGTAATCATCGTGCTGCGGGTCCAGCCAGGGGGCGAACATCTTGATAACCCATAGGCCTTCATCGGATAGCGGAGGGTTTGAGCCAAGCACCACCCGACATCGCTGCCCTTCTTTGGCCGATCGCACCCAGCCCATTAGGAACCGGACCTGTATTTCAGCGAACTGAGGAGCCTCATCGATATAAATCAGGTCATGCGGCCGTCCCTGCCAGCTCTGCTCATCACCAACGCGCTGAGCAGCGCCGAACTCAATCAGCCGATCTTCATCGATTCGAAGCTTTGGGGGTGGTGAGGCATTGAGCCCGGAACGGCTGCCGTTGATCTCAACCGCGCGCTCAACAATGCCTGACAGGTCGGTGTATTTGCGCCGCATTATCAGGGTGCGGCAATGACTATTGAAGGCCAGCCCAAGCCCTAGATCTGTTTTGCCCCCGCCACCAGCACCCCCAAAATACAGCAGATCAGCCTCACAGAAGAACGCCTCAGTCTGCGGACCCGGGTTAGGGATCCACTTCATGTCCTTGGTTTCTTCCATGGCCAGGTCGGTTACTTCCTTCTGCTCATCCTCTGGCAGAGCGTTTAGGCGGTTGAGTATTTCGTCAAGCATCCTCAAGATTCCCGATCAGTTGGTAGGCCTCGACAATCTTCCCCTGTGCCTCGGCTATCAACAACTCAACTGCTTCGCCAGCAACAATAACGGCCGGATGCCCGATCAGGTGGTCATCGATCATTGATGCAACAATGTGACACCGATCTTGCGCCTCGGCAATATGCCCATCATTGAAACCAGTTATCGCTCTTTTGTCTTCCATCAATGCACTCCCTTTAGGCTGTCTCGATAGGCCCAGTAATTAGCACCGGCAACAAACACTACAAACGCAGCCATGGCGCCAAGAACCACAACTGCTTCCAGTAAACTCGCGGTCTCACACATATCAGTGAATCCCCTTGTTCGAGTACAGCTTGCGGTACTTCTGGGTGATCGTCAGGCTGTGAGCTAGCATCGTGGTGTTGTGCGGCCAGAAATCGACCATAGCAACGCCGTCGAACATGAATGTCTCGCGCTTGTCCGGATGTGTAACGAACTCAGCACGGTTGATGATGTCGGTCAGCGACCAGCCTGGGCCGATCTTGAAGTTTACGGCGTCGATGAAGAGGTTGTCCCGCGCCTGTGTCAGAGCCAGCAAAGCATCCGACAGCTTGCCGGGGCCGCTTACCTTGAGTTGGTGCTGCTTCTGATCAGGCTGGCCAGTGTCGCTGCCGCTGATGGGGAAGGTGTCAGTCATGATCTTAACATTTGCATTATCAAGAGGCTTCCACTCGAATGAATTCAGCGGCGGGGAGCAGTATCTACACCTATTGCTACTCCTGTTGTCACAATCATGACAATACTTCTCGAATTTACCAGGGGCGAACTCTACTGTGTTGCTGGGCTTGTCAGTCATTGGTCAATCCCCTTGCTTGCCTCTATGTTTGCCGCCAGGAACCTTAGCGCCGCAGCTATTTGAAGCCGATCGAAATCATTACTGAACTCGACCGCCTCTATCCATCCGTTGTTAAATTCGATCGTGATTAGCTGCCTGTCGCCATCACCTTCTGATAGCTGGATGTCTTTTATTTTCCCAGAATGCGGAGCGGCTGGCTCTTCCCAGGCTATTGCAGCTGCCGATACGCCGTTTCGCTCTACCCCAACGATGTTTTCAGGCTTGGCATCGAGCTCTGCCGCCATAGAGCACGCCATTCGGTCCAGATACTGGGCTCTGTTCGGCATGTCGAAGGCTATTTTGTACAGATCAATATGGCTGAGTTTTTCGCCCGGAGGCAGGCCGAGTAGTTGCTTGATGTACTGTTTTGCACTCATTGTTTTCACCATTCTGTTAGTTGGTTGTTAGCTGAAATATACCTTCTTCGTCATCTCGATCATTGAATCAGCAGCCTCTAAAACCGCCTTCTGACTATCATCAAAACGATACTCCGATCGCATGCTGCCACCTGGTTCGATGATGATCACCGGAATGCCGAAAGCGTAAACATCGGTCTTCATCTTGATCATAGGCTGAATGGCGCTCATGTAGTCCCGTTGCCGTGCTGCAGTTTCACGCTGAGTCAGTGGACGGGCCAGCAGGCAGTCAATCGCCCTTAGATTGTTACACTCGCTCATAGCTTCCGCTCGTCAGAAACTCCGCAGGCACACGAAACGCTTCTCGGATATCAACCTCTGCCTGGTAGCTGAAATCGAACATGGACTTCATCGGCTGATGCTTGAGCTCGCCCTCGCCGGTAACGATCATCGCGCCGGTGCCGAGTGTGCGCATATCACACAAGACCTTTTTGGTTGCTAAAGCAGCCGCCCGCTGGGCCCGCCCTAATTCCGCCCACAAGCTTTTCTCTCTGTCATCCATCGTTCGCCCCCTTAGCCAGCCAGGCTGGACTTAATTAACCCTGCGCCTGCAGCAAGCAATATCAGACCAGCAGCAATAAAAAACCATCCAATACCGAAGTCTTGAAACTTCGAGTCGGACGGAATGTATTTGCCGCCAACAACCAGCACTAAAATAAAGATTATCACGCCAGCGACCATCGCCTTCTCAATCGTATCCATTATTTAGCTGCCTCCTTAAGTCCTTTTTCAAGCAGAAACGCAATGCGCCTTGCTATCGCGTTATTACCAACATCTTCAGTCTTGATTGGCTCGCCATCCTTGCCGGTGTGTTCGAGCTTCTGCGGCGCTTCATAGCCCTGCAGTGTGGCCAGCTGCTTCATTGCGGCCGTCTGACTGTGGATCTTGAACTTGAATCCATCCTTGCCGGTCGATACCTCAGTTAACAGCATGGCCTGCTCTTCGGTGATCGAGTCGCTGTCCTTCAGATCCCAGACCGTTTGCTTAACCACCTCGCCTTCCTTTCCGACCAGTTCGATCTTGCTGAAATTTGCAACGTCCGAGAGGTTCCCGCGGCTAATTTTGGTGAGCCTTTCCATCATTTCTTCACGGCTCATGATGGCGCTTACTGCGGTACTCTCGATCAACGAGTCGTAAAAGGCCTTAACCTTATCCCTACCCATCATCTTGGATACAGAGCTGTCAGCTGCCTTGTCGGTTGATGCCCTGCCGCCAGCGGCCTTATACGCATTCCTGTGCGACATTCCTCCAACAACATGGATAACCGTCATCCGATTCAAATTGGTCAGGCCATTGGCCATCTCCATCTGTTCAGGGGTTAGGGTTATTGGCTGTTTGTCAGTCATGTTTTATAGCTACCAGGTATTGCGCTGATGTCCGATTCATAGACCCATTGCTTTGAGGTTGTCGGTCCATCGAGGTTTGTTGTCTCCACCTCTACCAGCACATCAGGCATACCCCACATTAGGCGCCACCGGCTTTGCTTGATTCGGGTACAAGGGAGCAGGTTGCCGCTGGTCATGGATTTGATGCCAATCATGACTTACCCTCGAATCTTGGTGCTGGAGGTATTTCAGCCCATAGAACAACCTTTGAATGAAACATCCCGGCCCACACCCCTGCAATCAAATCCGTACACTCCGTCCATAATCCGTTGTCTGGTTGATGCGGGTTAAAAACCATTACGAGATAACGCCCGTTGATCGTGGGCATTTGATCGTCTACGTTGGTCCACCCATTACGCGCTAGGCACTCCTGCTCAGTTTCGTTGGCGACCTGCTTCAGAGCCAGCATCAGCGATGTGCTGTTCGGCATTCCAACCTGATTCATCAGCTCTTTGCACCGCTCGTCGTTCATGATCCACCCCCATTGACCCGGCCGCATGGCTCGCAGTAGTCAGTCAGTCCCTGGCTATGAGGGCAGAGCATGGTGTGTTTGGACTGCGAGCGGCCCGCTACTATCAACTTATCGACCAAATCGGCATTGTCCAGCATGGTCTGCGATACGCCTTTTAGGACGTTTTTGTAGAGCGTTAATTCGTCATTTGTGATAGCTACAAGGCCACGCTCTGATAGATAGGATTGGATGTCGGATAGTTCTGCCGGCTTGTGCTCGTAACTATCAACAACCAAGTCGCCGGGCAGCGTTTGTTTGCATGGAGCGCGCTTGTATAGCTTCATCATGTCTTCACCGTTTGTTTATTATACCAGATCGATAATGTTCCGATTAGACGGGCTGCGGCCTCTTATTAACGCTGTTGTGGCGCTAGATCGTCAGGGTATTCACCCGCCGCTTGATCGAAGTCAGGGTCGCCATTAAGCTGGCACTCTTGACAGACAAAGCGCTGGACTCCGAACGCGGGGCCTATGTGCTCAACCGTATAACCGGAGTCACCGCCGGGCGCGAAAGTAACTGCTACGACTTTCACCAACACATCATCCATTAGGCGACCCCCTCTTGATGCGTTTTCGTTGTAACCGCAGATCTCACCTATTCCAATTTTGCTTTCGAATTTCATTATCCAATCTCCGCGCCATAACAGCGCTCTATTCCGGTTAGCTGGTTGTTACGACCCTGTCTCGGCGCGGTCAGCCATGCTTTTTAAATCTTCAGAAAGAGCCTCAAAGATACCTTCAGCAGCTACAGCCACATCGGCACCAAATTGACCATATCGGGATTCACAAGTTTTAGAGATATCCAAAAATCGCTTTTCCAGCTCCCGGTACACCTTCGCCTCGATCGCAGAACGTAGGTCTAACTTTCGACAGACCACGCCATCAGTGTGCGGAACCTTGTCAGGGTCGTCGTTGTACTCCGGCGCAATGGCCTGAACCAGGCTGCCGCAGGTCGGGCACGCACACGCCTCAATTGTATTTTCGTTGCTCACACCATTTCTCCTAATCCGCGCTTTCGCATTTGTGGAAGTATGTAACGATCAAGCTTTTCCTGGCACTCACCAGCTATAACGCGCGCTGTCGGTAGCGCAAACCGGCCTGTGCCAATATCTACCCAGTCATTCGCATCATCAAAAGCTATCATGATTTCGCTGTTCGGCTTCTTGCTCCACTGCCGATGAAAGTAAGCCTCTTTCCATTTTCTTGGGAAAAGAATTACAACAAACCAAGGAGAGTCCATATACCCTCCGTTACCGCGTCAAATCAAACAGCGTGACTTTGCTCAGATCATTACGTAATAATCGAGTAATTATGTCCCAACTCGGATTCGGGTCAGATACGTCGCCCGTGATTGCAATGACAATATCCGATACTGTGACCTTCTTGATGTCTTTGGTCCGGTAGCCGCCGCCAGGGCCCTTTCGACTCTCGACCAGACCAGCGGCCTTCAGTTTCTTGAATATCGGTTCGAGATAGGAAGGGCATTTGTGCTGCAGCGTAGCAATATCAGCAAGACTGACGCGGCCCTCCTTGCCTTGACGGTTTGCCAGATCAACCATAGCGATGGTCGCGGAGCGTTCTATTTTGCCTGGTATCTTCATTGCCGTATGCCTTATTTGTGTATGTATATTAAAGCACACCTTTGCTCTGGATTCTCCCTCTTTTTGATAGAGATCAAGTTTCAAGCTAAAATAGACAAAACCACACCGGGTGATGACCATGATCAAGATAAGAGGCACTGATGATTGGGGTAGCGGAGCGTTTGGCGCGCCCCGTGGAAGCCGCAAGCACGAAGGGGTTGATCCTGTCTGCTGTGCTGGCGATGAAGTCTGCAGCTTAACCTATGGCTCGGTATCAAAACTCGGGTGGTGCTACAACTGGGATGATTACCCCGACCGAAAGCATATGCGGTACGTCGAAGTTACTCTTGATGGCAACCGATTCCGATATCTCTACGTTACTCCTTTGGTTTCGCTCGGCGATAAGATTGCCCCTGGCGCTCCTCTTGGCAGCTCGATCGACTTGAATCAAGTCTTCATGGATCCCGATCGCGGGCCTATGACTCAGCATTACCATTTCGAAGTAATCAACCCAGCCGGCGATAAAATCAACCCGGCCCTAATGTTTCCGGAGATTGAATCATGAACTGGAATGATGTTGGATCTTGGATCAAAGACAATGCCGGCACCGGCGCGGCCCTTGTTGGTTCGCTATTGACCGGTAACGCACCTGGTGCGATCGCCGCCGGCGTTGCTCTTGTGTCAGGCGCCACCGGTACCGACGATCCGGCATTGGCGTTATCGGCGCTGCAGCAAGATCCTGCGACTATGATTCGGCTCAAAGAGCTGGCCGTCGAAAACGATAAGGATATCCGGCACCACATCGAGACGATGACCCGGCTTGATCTCGAAGACCAGCAGAAGTCTCACCATGAGACTCAAGAAACCATTCGGGGCGGTGACAAGTCAGAGAAATTTATTGTCTGGTTCACTCGACCCGGACAGAGTTGGTGCAGTCTAGTATCCGGTTTATTTTACTCGTTTAGCGATAACCCTGACATCATGATATTAGGGGCCCTATTCACACTGCCGTTCACCTATGCCGGCCTGCGACAAACCAGCAAGATCGGTGATATAGTCGCCAAGATTAAAGGGGTTCAGAAATAATGGCTAACTTAATTTACCCTAAAGGCAAAGAGAATATTGTTGATCAAGGTGCGGCCTTCCTAACCGACACAGTAAAGTGTGTTCTTGTGGACTCTGCCTCATACACCTATTCTGCCGCTCATGAGTTCCTGTCCGATGTTCCTGCTGGCGCTCGTATCGCTACATCTGCTGCACTCACAGGCAAAACGGCCACTAATGGCCAGATGGATGGAAGCGATCCTGTATTCACTGCCGTCGATGCTGGCGGCCCATATGAATATCTAATCTTTTTCATTGACTCGGGCGTAGAGGCAACGAGCGAGTTGTTGTTTTTCATAGATACCGCTACCGGGCTTCCAGTGACCACTAATGGCACTGACGTTACAGTAGCTGTTGGCGCATATATAGCCGCCATCTAAGGAGGTTGCATGTCATTACCGATTCGAGAGTTCTGGCTGAAGTGGCGACTGCGGGTAGCGGAAGAGCGCGTTCTTGCTAATACTCGCACCCGGAAGTCTTTGGTGCTTGAGCATCAGCGCCAAGTGGCTAAGACTGAATTGATTAAAACCAAGCTGGAGGCAGCATCATGAGCTTTTCAGAAGAACAACAAGCAGAAGACAATCTGTCCGATTTTAAAGAGTTGGTTCGAACGGCGGCGTCACTTAATTCGCAGTTGTCAGCATGGCAGGGGAAATATACTGCTCTTCATGCGTCTGTCGATGCGACTAAACAGACAGAGTTAGGGGCTAAACACACTGCGTTTATTAGCCAGTTAAAGACCACGCTAAACATCTAGCATGGCATTCGGAACAACAATAACCGTCCCTACGGTAACCGGCAGTCATAATGATTTCTCTGCTGTTATTGTCTGTAATGGCGCGCGTAACGACCTGCCTAGCGGGGCATATAACGGCGCTAATGAAATCCTTAATGGCGGCGGAAATCTCAGGGCGTATACGGACAGCAGCAAGACGACGCAGCTGCCGGTAGAGATTGTTTCTTTCGTCACGGGTGCATCGCCACAGATTGAGGTTTGGATTAAGTTGCCTGCGGGTAACCCGATGGTGACGGCTGCGACGATTTATATCGAGGCGGATACGGTAGAGACAGCACAGCCTGCGGTTACGAATGCGTATGGGCGGAATGCGGTTTGGACGGATTTTGGCGCGGTCTGGCATTTAGATAGTTTGATTGACTCAACTGGCAACGGTAACGATTTAACAGCGGGGGGCGACCCTACCGGCGGGTCTGCCGGGCAGGTAGGCGATGCTTATCTGTTCGATTCAGATGACCGACTAACAACCGTTAACGACGCAACTCTAAGACCTACGAGTGCAGTCGCTCTTTCATTGTGGGCGAAGGTAACAACCCCGTCTGCAAGCCTTAATGGTGGCGTTGTTTTAGGCTCCTTGTTCGGCGGTGCATCCGAACAGTGCTATGAGTTAGATTTTCACGCTGGTGAGGCCAGGGCGACATTAGTAGCGACTGGAGACGATAGAGATCGTGTCGATGTTGCTATCTCAGATTCGAGCTTCCACCGCTGGGGTCTACGTTACGACAATACCGATCTACTTTTAACCAAGGACGGAGTGACGGGCGCTACGATCGCTAAGTCAGGCGACATTGATTATGGTGCTGCGGACTCATTCGGCTTAACTATTAGTGCCCGTAGCGGCGGCACATTCGGCATCGACGGCATACTGGATGAGATTCGCATACAGACCGCCAACGTCGGAAATATAGATGATGACCGAGAAACCACCGAATACAACAACCAGTTCGCAACCACAGCATGGTTCACTAACGATGGCTGGGCGGATAGCGGGGGTGGCCTGACTATATCCCCGTCAACAATTGATAGCTCGAACGCCTTCGACATAACCAATATTATCGTTCCGCCAGTAATTGGATTAACCCAGATCGACAGCACTAACCTCTTTGACATCTCATCTATTAATCACCCTGAATTAATAGAATTGTCGCCAGTCGATAGCGCCAATGATATTCCATCTCCTACGATTACGATGCCTCAGCTAATAACTCTTGATGCCATTGATTCATTGAATATGTTTAGCATCGCAGGGATAACTGGTGGGTTAATAATAAGAGCCGGCAGCTTAGTATCTAGCAGCATCAGAAGCGGGAGTTTCTCTCCTTCTAGAACAGCATCAATTCAATAGGAGGTTTAAAATGTCACGTTTGTGCAACGGGGTTGGGCAGCCGATAAGCCAAGGACAACACCAGTACATTATCAATATAACCTCTGGGACAGTTACCCTGTCGATCAGTACCGACGAGGGCGATAACTGGCAGCCTATGACCAATGGTGTATTCTCGGCATCTGAGGATGGTATTCTATTAACGGCAGACGCTTGCATTAAAGCTGACATGACCGGCGTTGCAACAGTCGATATTGGGTTCGTGAGGAAATAGCGATGAGTGGAGTAGAAGGATCTCAAGTAGACCGCAGATCCACAGACCAAGCAATGATTCAGCTGCAGCAGCAGTTTCTGGAGCATACCCAGGACGAAGCCAGCTGGAGGTCCGACCAGGATCGCCGGTGGAAGCATCTTGACGAAAACTGGGCTCAGCTGGTTGACGCCACAACCAAGAGCGCAGAATGCCAACGCAAGAACACCGAGGCAATTGAGAAGCTTGTCGTATCCACTAGCGATATGGTTGAGACGTATCGGGACTTTCAGGGCGTTACAAGGGTCGGCAAGGGCGTTCAAAACCTAATGCTTTTTTTGCTAAAATGGGGCGTCATCGGAACCGGTGCCGTCGCCTCAATAAAATGGCTGATCGATTACTTCTCTGATAACCCCATCGCATAAAAAACCCCGGTCGCAATGCCGGGGTTCTGTATTACTAATCAAGTCTGAATTAGTATCTCGTTAGTAGATCGTCAGCTTTGCCAGCCTCGCTCAAACGGTCCAGCGGCCGGGGAGGCATAACCTGGGCGATAATCGGCAGTCTCGGAAACACCAGGGCCGTCAGGCCATTGTCTGGATTTGCTCGCCATAATCACAACCGCTTCCGGTTGCAGCCCTGGCATTCGGCTTTCGATTGCGGATACTTCGGCGGTCAGCGTTACCGGCTGTGCCTGGCTCACTTCAAACTGAAAGAACAGAGCCGGTTGTGCCATCAAAAGATTGGCATCGGCTTGCGCGATCATTGGAGCGGTCAGAGCACCGGCGACACAAAGCGCGATCAGTGACTTTCGCATTGCTTGTTCCTCGTCGGGCTGGTGGTTGGTTGAGATTTCATCTTAGCCGCCTGGCTTCAAAACTTCAATCGTGGCCATTGCGCTGTTGCTGTACCGGTTAAAATCGACGCCAAGCGCCTTGGCTTTGTCCCTGGCGGCTTCGTAGGCCTCTATGTAACTGGAGGTATCGACATAGTAAGTATGCCCATCCTCCAGCTTCTCGATGCTCTCGAACAGCGTTACCTTGATCAACTTCTGCCCTGCTGGTACCCGCCGCGCTGTTGTGCCGGCTGCTGGTGGTGTGATTGCTGCCGGGCAGGCTGCTGGCTGTTCTGGTTCTCGCTATCCCAGAATACGAACATCTTGACCGGGCCTTGCGCGCCCATCGGCATCGTATCGATTTCGATCTGGATGTTTGGCATGGTCTGCCCTTGCTCCTGCGGCCATAGGGTTGCGCGGCCGACGGTGGCATAGCGGTTTTTCATAACCTGCTGGCCCTGCTGGTCTTGCGCCGGGTACTTCTCAGCGATTACACAAACCCGGCCCTTGTCTATCGGTTGATTGCCTTGCATGCTTTT